AATATCATCTGTTATTCCTTCTTATTGAATAAAATTTGTTCCATAAAATTCATCTCTATTAACTATACACATTAGGACAGGGTTTGCTTCTGGATTAATTTGCGAGTTGATTCCCTTTTCGCATAATTCATTACTTACATCAATTGGATGAGCATTTACAACAGATACTTCACAAATATGCATAATCTCCCCTGTATTAAAATTTGATAAAAAAGTTGTCTTTAGGGCTTTTGATACTTCACATTGTGTATAGAATCCAAATTTACATCCGGTCATATTTTGCGTTATTAAAACTTGTTTAGTTTTTTTTGTAGAATTATTAACATTATTCAAAGTTGTCATATATATAATTTATATATATAATTTATTTATATAGGATTAGCACATTTTTATAAAATATTTTTATAAAGAATTTTCATAAAAATTGATTTATCATAACAATACGAATCAAATTCATATTATTATCATAAATCAATTTCAAAATGTCCTCTCCGAACGATGCATGTTCAGAGTGTGAGGTAAGTTTTCCAAAATATTTTAATAAAAATGATTTACGGTATTGTATTTTTTGTAAAATTATAAACCATCCTACATCGTATGATATTTATTCATATGTATGGGGTCTCTCTGAATTATCTCAATCAAATATCATCGATGGATATCGAACACAATTTGTAAAATATTCTCAAATAGTCCCTCCATCGATGATTGACCCCTGTGTAAAAATTATTAGAGGAAACCCATATATTATATCACAAATAAAGACTAATTTAGAATCAAAGACTGAATTAGAATCGAAGATTGATTTCGAATCAAAGTTAAAAGTATTTTTTACAAATTATGTCGATCATACCTATTTACGTAGTCAGAATATTTTTAATAAATCAAAATCTTCATCAAATAAAATTATTCTAGATTGGAATCTTTCCGAAATCTCTTATCGAGACCCTCTTATTGATGAACAGATTAAAATATATTTGTCCAATACAAATCCAGCTGATTTTTTTATTTAGGTAAAAATTGAATCTTAATCTTAATCTTAATCTTAATCTTAATCTTAATCTTAATCTTAATCTTAATCTTATTATTCTTAATCTTATTATTTTTAATCTTATTATTCTTAATCTTATTAATCATTATTAAAATGTTAATCAGATATTTATCAGATTTACATTTAGAGCTACTTCGTCCAGATAAACTTTATAATTTTATACAACAAATTATACCTAACAAAGAACAAATATGTATATTGGCAGGAGATATTGGAAATCCTTATAGTAAAAATTATGATATATTTATGAAACATATTGATTATGGTTTTAAAAAAACCTTTGTTATTACAGGTAATCATGAATATTATAATAATAAAAAAACAATTGAAGAAACAAATGATTTTCTAAAAACATATTTCGTAAAATACCCTAATATTTCTTTTCTAAATAATTCTTATGAAATATATGATAACGTTTGTTTTGTTGGGACTACATTATGGTCTCGTGTATCAGACCCTACATTTGAAATAAATGATACATATAGTATAAAAAATCTTGATTATATTAAATATAATGCTATGAATCAACAATCTATATCATTTTTAGAAGAAACTATTTCAACGAATACAACTAATACAACTAATACTGATACCTTTATTATTACCCACCATGTACCATCTTTGTCGCTAATTGATATTAAATATAAAACTCCAAAAATGCTACCATATAACCAATGGTTTTATTCGGATATGGATAAATTTATTGAAAAAAATAAAGATAAAATAAAATGTTGGGTTTATGGTCATACCCATACCCCATCTCATACTCTGAAATATAATATACCATTTATATGTAATCCAATTGGTTATCTCAATGAGAATGTTAATAGCGATTTTAACAAAACGATTGAAATTTAATATTATTTATTTTTGTTATTATTTATATAAAATATTAATCTAATTCTTCCATTGTATTTACATATTCACCTAAATCTTCATATATAAAATCAGGAGGATTATATTTAATATCATCACAACCTAAAATTATATGAGGAATTTGTATATTTTTAAATTGCAATGTGTATGGTGATACTGATACTGATCTTGATACTAGTTCTGATGTTAATGATGGAATACTAGCATTCAGAAATATATGAGTAAGTTCATCAGTACTTATTGGTATAAGATCTTCGAGTCTTGCAAGGTCTAACCAAGGCATTTCAGGTAGTGATAATAATTCATCTAAATTATCATTATAATACATTGGTTCAGAATTTGACACAATTGGAAGATTAACAAAATTAACAAAATTAACAAAATTAAACCCTGTAAGATATATTGAACTTTCTGTATGATATTCTGTAAATGATACATCATTTGCATCTACTAATCCAGGCATTCCATCATTATCATCTTCAATTTCATCAATATATACAGTGTCTTTATTACGTTCTATATAGTCTCCTATATCTTTTTTAAATTCTTCTGGAGTTCGTTGCTTAATTGGAAATAGTAATATATTATTTCCAATTATTTTCCTACACATAGGACATTTTTTATTATGAGAAAGTGATGTTTCAATACATGCTTTACAAAATGTTTGTAAACAGCATGGAGTTTCACAACATAACTCGTTATCATCTACTCGTAAATAATCGTAACAAATCGAACAAAAATATTCTACTGCGGATGATGCCATTTTATGATATCAAATTTGATTTGATAAAGATATAATTTAATAATAATTATACATAATATTATTAATATTTTTATATTTCAACTTTTCTTACAATATATATATAAACTAGATTATAAATAAAATACTAATGGATAATACTATGAATAATTGTCTTTATTTAATTTATAATGATACTAAAATAGGATTAGATATATATACGAATGATTTTTATTTGTACCATAATGATTTACTAGTTCTACATGCCAATTATATTTCTTATAAAAAAATATTATGTATAGCAAATTCAGAGGTTGTAATAACATGGAGGATTGAAAAAAATGATGATACGATGCCGTCTATAAAAATCGAAGATAAAATATTTTGTATTGGAGATAATAAGGATGATAATCAGATGAGATTATTTAATGAATTATTAGAATCGACAATCTTTGCCTGAAATAAAATAAAACTTAGATAAACTTAATCTCACAACTCTTATAATAAGCTTCTTTTTTTGCAGTTTTAATCCGATCTTTATAATCGGTATATAATTCTTCAGCATTATCATATACATAATATTCCCATTGACTGCAACATTTATTTATATTGTTAAAACACTTACCATCGCTATTACATTCGTTATCAATATGTAAATCACATCGACAATAAGTATCTATTGGTGTGTCTAACAAATCATCATCTATTGCTCTAGAAATTTCTTGTATTTCTAATACTTCTTTCTTCATCTTCGACATTGATTCGTCAAAATTTGATTTTGTTCCCCTAAAGAAATAATAAGTATCTTGTAAACCTATATTACGTCGTAAAAACATTAAATTTGCTTCATAAAGATCATTCTGAAGAAATGATACAATATATATCCATAATTCATTAGGTAATAAATTAATTTCACATAATAAATCTATTAATTTTTTCTTATCTTTTATCTGAGATTGTCGCAAATCGTTGAATGTTGATTCTAAGATTGGATGAGGTAAAGCATAAGTTTTCATTTCGAATTGTCGTGTTGTGTGATTAGTTTAATTAATATGTATCATAGAATTTATATTTCAATTTTATAAAAAATGAAATATAAATTTTTTAACCAATTAAATAATCAATAATATATAAAACAAATAAAAATGGGTATTATACACAACAATATTAAATATATACAATTACACAATGAACATCATTTAAAATTTACATCTCTTGAAGATAATGTTTATTTCACTTTAAGAGATATATTTTTGAACGCTAGGCAAGGTAATATTTGTATTGAGGCAAATGAATATAACGGTACCATTACAAATAATATTAAATATGAAGAAAGAAATAATACTTTCACTTATACAGATAAATTAAAATGCAAACATTTTGTAAAAAGCTTATATAGTTGGATTGATTCTATTGATCCAATATACGATTTCGAGTTTGATAAAGATTTTGATAAAGATTTTGATAAAGAATTTGATTCGAATACAGAAACGATTGTTGTTGATTCCAAACCACATTTTACATATTATCATTTAGATAATCCTGATAGATATATTAATTATATTACATTTGATGCATGGCGGGAACATCTTATCAAATTGAAAGGATTGATAAATAATCAAATTGAAAGGATTGATAAATAATCAAATTGAAAGGATTGATAAATAATCAAATTGAAAGGATTGATAAATAATCAAATTGAAAAGTTGGAAAATTTATTTATAAAATATATTTAAATAATGTATTAAATATATAAAAATATTATAAAATATAATAAACAATGGCTGAACCTATTCCTGATTCTAAAATTAATTCTGATTCTAATTTCGATTCTAAATCTAATTCTAATTTCGATTCTAAATCTAATTTCGATTCTAATTCTGATTCCGATACTGATATAGATATTACCTCATATGTCGATTCACATGAACATACTAAACAAAAAGTTTATCAAATTCAACATCAATCGAATAATATATATAGATTTAAATTTATGGGATTTTTTGATATATTACCATCAGTTGAATTGGGTAATTTTGCATATGATACAGAAACACATTGTATGTTAACATCGAATTTTGTATTTGAGACGGATCTTAAAGAGGTTTTACTTCATAATATGATTACACTTAATATTATTAAAAATGGTCTATTAATGCAAATCGTTATGGGTATAGAATTTGATTCTGATATAGATCTAGAAGGTGATAATGCTGGGAGTGTTTTTATAGCGTATATTAATGAGAATAAATCCCAGAGAGAACTTCTTAAGAAAAAGTTGATTTATCCAGGTTCAACTAAACTTGTGTTTTTTGTATTATCAGAACTTCGTAATGAAAAAATACAAACCTATATTAGAGATGCCTAATATTAAATCTAATTCTAAATCTAATTCTAATTCTAAATCTAATCTGAAATCGATTATAGTATTTACAGATGGTTCATTCAATCATCAGACCAAAAAATGCGGATATGGTGTATTATTTCCAAATGGAGAATTCCCTAATATATCCAGACCTTATAAAATAAAACCAACCTCTCAACGTGCTGAATTATATGCCATATATAAAGCAATCTATCGAATCTCTACAAAGAGGTTAGATGATCCTATTTTAATATATTCTGATTCTGAATATTCTATAAAAAGTTTAACCATATGGATTAAAAATTGGAAACGCAATGATTGGAAGACTTCTACTTCTAAGGAAGTTTTAAATCAAGATATAATAAAAAAAATAGATAAATTAATGCAAGAATATAAAGGGGTAATAGATTTTAAACATGTTCGTTCACATACTGGAAAACAAGATTTTGAATCGATTAATAATGATAAAGTAGATGCAATGGCAAAAGCTGGAGCTCTTAAAACGATTTAAAGTTGTTTAGTCAAGTTGCTTAGTCATTTTCGGTAGCCCTCATACTTTGTAACTCTTTATAATATTCTAGATGATTTCTCTTATGGTCTTCTATTATTTTGGCATAATTCGGAATTTCGCATCGCATCGCTTCTATTTTATTTGCAATAATAACATTTTTTTCTATTTGTTTTGTAGTCTGAGTTTGTTTATCTATAAATTGTTTTGGAGGCATAATATAATATACTTATATAAGCGATATTTTATATAAGTGATATTTTATATAAGTGATATTTTATATAAGTGATATTTTATATAAGTGATATTTTATATAAGTGATATTTTATATAAGTGATATTTTATATAAATTTGA